CATTACTTAACCCTAACATGAATAGTTGCGCTAAAACGTTTATTATCATTTGGGTCTAGTTGTTGTACATCTAATTCTATTTCAACCATTCCCATTGCTTCTTCTGTTGTTGCAACTCCTAAGTACTTTTGAATAGCAACCGAAGCCTTTTCAATAATGTCGCTATGCGACGTGCCTTCAACTAAAAATGTAACTTTTGCTCTCATTGGACTCTTCTTTCTAGTTTATACGGCGAGTAGTGAACTCCGTCAAGAAAAGGCTTCTTGTCGTCATTCGAGCGAACAATAACATCTCCGCTTCTTATGGCAACTACTATTCCTCTACGCCCGTTATGCATTGTGCCTGTTGAATCACTAAAGGCGTCGTTCATAACGCGTATCTCGTCACCAACTGTTAAGAACCCTGCCTGAACAGGGACCCAAACCTCGTTCTTTGGTGGATCAATAAGCGAGTGGTTAAGCGCAAGTTTACTAAACACCTCAACAGCAGACTTAGCATGCTCTGGTTTTAGTTCAAGCTTCTTCCATACGTCAAGTAGCTCAAGAACAGCCTTGCCGACAACAACACGAACCTTTGCTGAGACAAACTGATCCCTTGCCCATTCTTCATTTATATCTGGCATGTTATCCCTCCACTACTGGTCTGCACTTCGCGCAGACGTCTGGCGTCTTGCCAACGCCAACATCGTCAATTGCCCTTGAGCACATCGCGCACTTAACGCCGATGTCCTTTACCTTATATCCATTCAACTGACGTTGCTTGTTCTTTTCCATCTTTTCAAGATAGAACTTGTTAAGCTGCTCGTCTGTTCCTCCCGCCGCAACGATGATGTTTGCGACAAAGTGTAGAACGTCAACGGCTTCCTTAACAATCTCTTCGCGGTCTGCGTATGGTTTATCGTGCTGCCAAGGCTTCCAGGAAATTGCCTGCCGCATCTCTGCAAGCTCATCATCGATGGCTAGCATGTTCCAACGCATGTACTCAACAAGGCGGCGTATGTTTGCATCCTTGTCGCCTTCCATCTCTTCATAGTTAATGAAATAGACGTCCCTTTGCAGATCGCGTGTCTTCTTTAACCAGCTATCAAACAACATTTACTACTCCTTTACTAATGCCTAACGTTTTTTGTAATTTAGTCATTGCCTCTTCTTTCGTGGGTATGTTAGCAGTATATGCGGTAGCCTGCGCCTTTGATAGATTATATCTTTCATTAGGGTTCATATCCTCGATTGTTGATGCAAGGTAGCTCCAGGCGTGTCCTATCTCAGACGTGTGAAGCCACAGCGAAGAAACAGGAGTACCTGTGTTCAATGCTTGCACGTAGCGATATGTCCACCATGTTGTCTCCTTGTGAGGAGTTATGAGAGCACCGATGGACTGTGCTATCTGTTGTTCAACCTGTACATCAGTCCAGCCTTTATTCCACTTCATTGGCATTGCTGGATAATTTAGGGTTGAAAGTTTTTTCCTTGTCCAGGGAGAATCTGGGTTATCTGCTACCCAGCGCGCAGTTCTGTCGGTTGCACCTTCAGTGTTTTTCCTTACAACAAATGAATCAAGGTTTATACCCGCTAGTCTGTGTGATGCACCGTCTGGCAGCTGAGAGCTAATGCTACGCTCTTTGTCCCACGGCAGTTGTGGATATATCGTTGTTGGCCATGTATCGTTTAATAAAAAACTAACTACCTCGAGAAGCTTACCTGATTTTTTAACCGCAAGGCTGTACCCTTTACGGTTCTTGTAGAAATCCTTTGTTAGGTTGTCACCCCAGCTGTCTATTGCCGTTAACCCTGACTTAATCTGTGAAGGGTTTGGCGCATCTACAAAAAGAATAAGTTTATCTGAGGCCTTAAGTAGATCAATTATGTGTAAGGCACCGTAGGCGTAGTTTGCGCTTAAACTTGTAAGAGGAGAAACGCCAACCAACACCGCGTCGTAATAATCTAGGTTTTCTTTTTCCCACGTTATGTCCGGTTCTAGCATCAGCACTTGATGACCTGACTCTGTAAGCGCTTCCTTAAGAAGTCCTGCAAACGACAAAGTTCGCTTGTTAGCAGATTCAGATGTTTGTGGTGCAGACATACCTGTAATGAGAATACGACTCATGCATTGGTACCGTCTGCATTTAACTTAACGCCCTTGTCCTCGCGTAGTGCGCGTGCAATAATACGTTCACAATGATCCTTAAACTGGTCATACGTTCCCATGTAAGGGCGTAACGCATCAGCCTGTGCCTTTGCTGCTGCGGCCAACTCTGCATCTGACATCTTTTCAACGTCTGCGATAGTTAACTTATAGGCATCACCTAATGGATCACCTTCACCTTTATCGGTAACAAGAATAGATCCAATGTGCGCCGCATATAGGAAGCGTGAGCGCCACCAACCTGAACCAGCGTGTGGGTATGGTGGAGAAAGAATACCCCAACGTGTGTTGTAGTACTCAAGTACTTCCTGCTCTGTATCAAGACGCTTTCCACCAAGCTTGCGAATAAGCTTGCGACTTCCAATAATCTCAACTGGCCATTCTGGTTTCTTGCGACCAAGCCATTCATCGTGCGGCATCAACGCGCCAAGCACCCACGCGCGATTCTTTTCTGTTGACGGAGTTACTGCTGCAAGTGTATCGTTAACCACTACACTAGGGTCTAGTGCCTCGATAGGACCGACTTCCTTTGGCATACGTTTACGAACACCAGTGCGGTCGCCCCACGCATACATCGGACAAACTGGAACCATACCAGCTTCCCATCGCCTATCAATCATGTCTGTTGCTGCCTGCACTAAACGCTTTTCGTAAGGTTGCACGTTTTCATCTGTGTCCATCATGTAATAACGTTCAATGTAGCATTTTTTCGCCGCAACTGGGTCTAGCACACGAACACGTTCTAGCGCTGCCTCGATATCTGCACGACTAAAGTAAGTTGCGCCCTCTTCACCGCGATGCTCTGTTCCAACAAGCAGATGCTTATAAAGCATAGCAGGTTTTTTCACCATAGCACGAGCGCCATTGAACACAGTATTAAACTGCCAATCATCAAAAAATCCAACCGCAGGCAAGCCTGAGGATAAAGTGTAAAGTGCGCCCATAGCGCCTTGACGTCCATTTAGCGAGTTCAACGGAGCAAGGTTTACCCAAGCAACATCGAATGAGGACAAATCCTCGCCTGGCGTTACCTTGCGCCAGTCAACTTCATGACCTAGATCTGATAGTGCCTTTACGATTAACGCAGGAACGTCAATTTTTTGTATTGTGCGACGCTCTGTGTTAATCTGCAGTGCAGTAAAACCAGTCATTAAGATTTTCATACTACTCCTTAAATAATTGCTGGATCATTATCCATGCTTGCGCATGGATAATGATACCAGACAATTTGTTTCTAGAACGGCGCAGCTGGCGGTGCAGCAGGCGCTGGAATAGGTGCAGCAGCAGAAGGTGCTGGTGCAGGCGCTGGCGCTGGCGCTGGTGCAGGCGCCGGTGCAGGAGCTGCTGCCGCAACTGAAGGTGAAGTGTTGGCAGTAGCAATATAGTACATCTTAATTTCGTTCTTCTTAGAGCCATTCCAGGTACGTGACCCAACCTGTGCTCTAAAAGCGCGACCTTTAAGCGTTGACTCAATCTGCGCGTTACTTGGGCTTGTCGCGAAATACTCACGACCAAGTCCAAGTGCAGTCATCTTACGAAAGAACATTCCAAGAGCAGCTGGGCTGTCCGGTGTAACAACTAAGTTGTCCCACACTAGACGCTTTGCGTGTGCTCCTGCCTGTACTTGAGCCTTGATGGCAAACATAGTCTTGCCTGACTGTGCAACCTTTGCAGTTGCTTCTAATATGACGAGATCGTAATCACCGTCGGGTAGTGGTTCGAAGTTTCCTCCGACGTCTCCGGCGTCCTTTACAAGGTCGCCCCAGTTGAGTGAACTCACTGTATTCCTTTCACTAGTGCGCTAACCAATTTGGTTAGGACGCGGCTTTCTTTGCTTTGGCTTCTGTCTTTTCGCCAAAAATCATGTCTAACATACGTTCAATGCCAAGATTCTCTTGTTCGACAATCTTGCCAAGGCGACCTTGAACACGCTCACCTGCTTCGTATTCTTCCGTGCGTTCAACGTACATACGACGTGCTTTGAATGGTGCTTGCAGTGGGTCTGGATTTGGAAAAGTTTCCACTGTAATTGCGCCAAGGATGTCATAGAAGTATGGTGCTTGAATAGCAAGCTGACCCTGTAGGTAAGGACGTGAACGTCCGTCTGCTCCAGGTCGCGCCATAGCAGTCAATACAACGGCTTCTAACGGCTGTGTTGGGTGCATTGTAAGGTCACGTAGGTCACGCAATAGCGCACCCATATGACGAAGCAACTCGCCCCATTGTTGCATCTTCATTTGTTCAGTACCAGCAATTGAATCCATGCACTTCACTTGAAGTTCAGAGATCGAGTCGATGATAAGTGACTTGAACTGATGCTTTCCAGTTTGTAACCACTGGAATGTTTTGAGAACAACATCATAGTCACGAACATTAACTACGACTGTGTCCCATGTACCATCTGCGACAGGAGGTTCCTCGCGCAGGGGGTCCCAGTACTTTACGGTGATAGGTAGGAATCTATGCCCACCTTCAACGTCAAGCATGAGACGAGGATATGGTGCTGTGACCGCAAAGGTTGATTTACCAACCTTTGACTCGCCATACACCATGATAGT